ATTTTGCACGTCCCGCGCACAGGTTTGAAATACGACTTCTCGATTGAACGCGATGACAGCCCACACGCTGATTCATGGAAGCGTGCAGTTTTGGCAGAAGCGGGTTAATTTGTGAATTTTTTAGAGATTTGCCAACGCGCCCAGCGCGAATGTGGTATTGCTACGACATTGACCACTGTTGTCGGTCAGTCTGGCGAACACCGCAGGTTCGTTGACTGGGTGCAAGACGCTTGGAATGACATCCAAACAGTGCATCAAGACTGGGAATGGTTGCGTCAATCCGTCTCATTTGTGACGGTGAACGGTCAAGCCACTTACACACCCTTGGAGTGCGGCATAACCGCTGGCACATTTGGAATGTGGGCGCGTGATTCATTTAGGAGCTACGAAACCGCAGGCGGCGTTAATACTGAAATGACCACTAGCTACATTGGCTATGAAGACTGGCGGCAACTGTACCAGCTTGGCGCACACCGCGATACACGCAGTCGTCCGGTACAAATCAGTATCACGCCAGCCAAATCAATCGCTTTAGCACCATATCCGGCTGATGGCTACACGGTGACGGGCGATTACTACACCGCCCCCGTTGTTTTAGCATTGGATGCAGACACGCCTTTGTTGCCAGCACAGTTCCACATGGCTGTCGTTTGGAAAGCCTGCATTTCTTATGGTGCTTTTGAAGCTGCACCAGAAGTTTACCAGCGTGGCGAATTGGAATTTAAGAAGTTAATGCGCCGCTTAGAGCGTGACCGCATGCCTGAGATCGTTTTAAGTGCGCCACTTGTATGATTGAAATGCCTCGTGTCAGCTATGAGCTAATCCAGCTTGAAGGCGGATTGAATCAGATATCTCCAACACTATCAATGTCCAGCGGGGCTTGTAAAAACGCCTCAAACTTTGAATGCTTGGAGCTTGGCGGATACGGACGCATTGGCGGCTATGAACGGTTCAGTGGTCAGCCACAGCCTTCGGTTGCTAGTTATTCAAAACTGTCTGTTGCTTCTTATACAAACACGCCGGTAGTTGGTCAAATCATCACAAACGCCTCAGCTACAGCAACGGGTGAAATAATTGCTGTTGAATCTGACTATATGGTTTTTACAAAGCCAGTTGGTACTTTTACCATTGGAGACACGCTTAAAGTCGGTGCAACCGTGATTGGTGTACTGATAACCTCAAGTGGATCAATCAGCTCGCTCAACAATGCACGATATAACCACCTAGCGGCAAATGCCTACCGCGCCAATATCGCTACGCCAACAGGTTCAGGTATGATTCGTGGAGGTTTTATCTACAATGATCTGGTCTATTGTGTGCGCGACAATGCGGGTGGAACTGCCTCAAATTTGTTTGTGGAAAGCGCTAGTGGCTGGCAACAAGTACCATTTTTTAACGAAGTGTCATTCACCAATGGCGCGGTTGCTGTTCCTGCAGATGGCGCAACATTAACCCAAGGTGGTGTGACGGCTACTTTGAAACGTGCAGTCAAGCAATCCGGCGCATGGACAGGATCAGCATCAGGACGTTTGATTATTACCAACCCGAGCGGCGGCAACTTCGCAGCGGGAGCAGCGACCTTAACCGGCGGCGTGACCGTGACTTTGAGTGGCGTACAGACGGCAATTTCTTTTCTTCCCGGCGGTCAAGGCGAAACGGTACAGGCGAATTTTTCAGGGCAACTCAGCGCGCGACGGATTTACTACGCTGATGGCGTGAACCGCATGTTTGAGTTTGACGGGGAAACCGTTGTTCCCATCGCTACAGGCACTGTGCCTGACATGCCAAAGCATGTGACGGCATTTAAAAACCATCTGTTTTGCTCGATTCAAAGCTCAGTTTTTAACTCAGCCATTGGCGACCCATACAACTGGACGGCTCTGGCAGGTGCGGCAGAACTAGCTTGCGGCGACACCATTACCAATTTTTTAGTTCAGCCAGGTTCACAAACGGCTGGAGCTATGTCTATACATGCCCGCAATACAACCTTTTTGCTGTACGGAACAAGTGCAGCAAACTGGAATTTGGTGACGTATAACAACGGCGTTGGCGCACTAGATTACACCGCGCAAAACTTGTCCCAAAGCTACATCATGGACGACCGAGGTGTGATGTCATTGACCAGTTCTTTGAACTTTGGAAACTTTGACAACGCGACCATCACCAATTTAATACGCCCGTTTATTGCAGAAAAACGAACCAAAGTTTCCTGCTCATCACTAGATAGATCAAAAAGCCAGTACCGCGTGTTTTTTACGGATGGCTCAGGATTGTATATCACTATTTCAGGAAACGAAGTAAAGGGTTGCATGCCTGTTTATTTTCCAGACTTCGCTAATGTGGCATGGGAGGGAACGTTGTCTAATGGCGAGCTTGTTAAATATTTTGGTGGCGGTAATGGGCATGTCTATCAATTGGATATGGGAACTTCTTTTGACGGCGAAAGTATCAATTCTTTCATTACCCTAAATTGGAATTCCATCAAAAGCCCGCGTTTACTTAAACGCTATCGTCGGGCTTCGATAGAGGCATCTAGCAATGGGTATGCGCAACTGAGTTTTGGTTATGCCCTTGGCTACAGTGATTCAGCGATCCCGCAGGGCACAACAATCGGCTACCCAATGCCGTTCAGTTCTGTATATTGGGACAATTTCACATGGGATAACTTTGTGTGGGACGGTAAAACACTGTTTCCAACAGAGTGTGAGTTGGCTGGAACTGCCGAGAATATTCAAATCACGATTGGGTCAGACTCCACAAATTTCATGCCCTACGCCATCAACAGCATCATTCTGCACTATTCAACGCGCAGAGGCTTGCGGTAGCAAACTCCGCTCCATTTCTAACATAGGTCATTAAATGGCACAAAGCACACTTCCAACATTAGGCTCATCTAACAACCAGCTATTCACGGGGATGCCTGTGAGCAGCACTCCTATAACTGATTTACCTAGCGCCCCTGTAGATTTCAAAATCGACCCTATAGAGCGAGGCGGCACGGAAATTGGCAGTTCATTTGGTGCGCAGCCACAACCAACAAATAGCATGCAAACCAACGGTGCAACAACGCAAGCACCCGCGCAACCAGCTACACAGCCAGCCTTCCAACCGCAAACCGCATCAACTGCCACTTTCGACCCATCCACCCAAACAGTGCAAGGGCAGATCAAGGGAATTATCGATGCAAACAGCCCTTTGATGCAGCAGGCGGAAACTCGTGCCAACCAGCAAATGAATGGCCGTGGCTTGATTAACTCCAGTATGGGTGTAGGCGCAGCGCAGGCGGCTTTGTACGATGCTGCTATGCCCATTGCTGCAAGCGATGCACAGGCGTATAACCAAAACCAACAGTTTAATGTCGGTCAAGAAAACCAGTTTAAAAACGCTAGCAATAGCCAGGGCTTTGATCTTGCAAAAATGCAGGAAACCCAGCGCAACCATGACAAAGAGCTGACAAACATGCAAAGCACCTCAGCCAAAGAAACGGCTGAAATCGGAGCAAAATACAAAAACCTGACGCAAGCCAGTGCCAGCGCTGCCAGTTTGATGAACAACGCTAGCGACCACATTCATCAAATCATGATGAATGAGAACTTGGACGCAGCAGGAAAGCAGGCGGCGATTAATGCCTATAACGCTAATTTAAATAAAGCATTGCAGTTGACCGGAGCGTTTGCGGGCGACGTTGATCTATCGACTATGTTGGATGAGCTTTTAGGTGATGGCACTCAAGATGCTGCAAGTTCGGCGAATAATACAGCGCCAGCGTTTGATGCAGCGGCTTATTTGGCTGCGAATTCCGATGTTGCAGCTGACCCGTGGTTTAGTCAGCATCCAGAAGATCATTACAACAGCTACGGCAAAAATGAAGGTAGGCCACTCGCATGATATTCAGACCCGCAACACTAGCGGACGCTGATTTGATTGTCGCTTTGGTAGAGCGCATGGTTTACGGTACAGCGATTGCCATGCCAAACCCTGCAAAAGTTCAAAGAATCATTGCAAAAAACTACCTTGAATGCGTGTTTGATGGTGACGTTCTGTCCGGCTTTATGGCGGGTCATGTCGGTGAAACCTTCCTAAATAGCGAAGTGAACGCTTACGATAACGGTTTGTTTATCGCGCCAGAATACAGAGGCGGCTCTGCAGCTGTCAAATTGATTAAGAACTTTGAAGCATGGGCAAAAACCCAAGGCGCTCAAAATGTTTGGCTCAGCCAGTCAGTTGGACAGAACCAAGAAAAAACACTTCACTTTTTTGAA